TAGTTTAAACCTATTTATGCACCTGCACCGTAGATAGTTTTTAAAACTCCTCCAGTTGAATTAAGTATTTGTAAAGTAACTAATGTTTTTAATTGATCTGAACCTACAGCATCATCTGCTATTTTAGCTTCAGTAATAGCATCATTTGCAATCATAGTTGTAGAGATTGTTCCTGTATCTCCTGTAGTAATAACTGTTCCTGATATATTTGGTAAAGTAATTGTTCTATCAGCTGTTGGATCAACAACAGTTAATGTTGTTTCAAAATCGTTTGCTGTTGAACCTTCAAATACTACACCTCCAGAAGTTAAATTTAAACTTGTTCCTTGTAATGTGCTAGAAAATGTACCTGTTGTTCCTGAAACTGCATCCGTAAATGTGCCTGTTGTTCCTGAAATTCCTGTTCCAGCTATTGTTCCTGCCGATATAATCGAAGATGCATTTAAAACTCCCACAACTGTTAAAGGATCATTTATTGTTACTAAAGAAGTATTTGTTGACCTAATAGAATTACTACTAATTTCAATGGTACCTAATGTGTGTAAAGAACCTCCAGCAGTTATATTACCACTAGTAGCAATAATATTTCCTGTAGATGAAGTAAAATTTCCTGATATTGTTACGTTTGGAGTTAAACTTAAAGTTAATGTGTCAGGAGCACTTACAACAGCATTAATTTGATTTGAAGTTCCTACAACATCTACAGTTTCACCTGCGCCTATAGCTTGTATTGTAGAAGTTGAATCTCTTAAATTCCAGCCTGCAGTAGAAAAAACCACACCAGCTATTTCTACAACAGCACCAACAACCGAAGTTGATGATAGTCCAACACCGGCTAACGTAGAAGGATCACCAAAATCGTTTGTGGTCAAGTTATTTAACTTAACTCGCATTTGTTCTAGTGTATCTGTAGTATTAATTATTGTAAATGCCATTGTTTATTTTTTAAGTACCTCTTTTAATAAATTTTTAATTTCAAATAATTCTTGTTTCAAAATATTTATCTCTTTTATAGTATTTCGTATTTGGTCACCTTGTTGTTCTCTATTTTTAATTCGATTTATATACAATTGATATTCACTTTTATTTGTGTTTACAATTGCATTTGATCTTATATCTCTTGCTAAAGAACTATGACCTTCCACTTTAATTTTCATATTAAGCCGCTAAAGCAATTCCTCTTAAATCCTTTATAATAGGAGGGTAAGATGAAATACTACCTTTCATAACTATTTTAATTTGAAATGCTGTGAACTCATTTATACCAGATTCAGAATATTTGTATTCTTTAAAAGTGTTAGAGTTTTCTGCAGGTACTACAGTTATATCTTCAGAGCCATCTGTATTAAATGGTACCCAACTTAAATCATTAATATTTCTTACTTCTGATGAACTTGTAACTCTATAAAATACGCTAACCGAAGAGGATGATCTAACATTTTGTGTTAATCTAACATCTAAAGCTGTAGAAGAATTTTCTAAAAGAATTGGTCTTGTTAAATAAACAGCTGCTGATGAAGTACCTGTAGAAGAATTATCAGATATAAAATTTGGTGTATTAGATATGGTTGGATTATTTAATCTATTTTGAATTGCAACTAAACTTGTTCTTTTAATATCTATAACAGGTGAAAGTTTAGAATTTGTACTTCGTAGTATTGCATTTAAAAATAAAGATTTGCTTCCTGTCATTTCGTTTGTTTCATTTATTGTACTTGCAACCATTTGAGGTGAATTAAAGAAAATATTATCTCCAGGTATTACATTGACAGTGTTTGATGTGGAGTTTAAAGTAAATTCAGTTTCACTGCCATGAATTGATTTACCTGTCGTTGTTCTTAAATTATAAGACAATGATGTTTCTGGAACTGTTAAGGTACCTAAATTTAAACAAGCAACATCAAATAATCTATTTTCAGTTGCAGTTACTGTTGTGCCACCAATATCTCCTGTAGACGTAGCTGTACCAGCTGTCGTAATGTCATAACTGTCAAGTGTTACATTTGAAATACTTGTGTATGTTCCATTAATTTGCGTGTGAGTAATTCCATTGTAAGTACCAGCTGCAACACCTGCGATTGTAACATTATTATTTGTACCGTGCATTCCGTGATTTCTATGAAATACTTTTATTACACCTGAACCATTTGTTGTTCTTAATGGATTGTTAGTTAATGTTCTTGCAGGTAAAGCAGCATTTGCAAAAGTTACTTGACCTGGATTAGTTACTGAAAATTCTGCACGATTAATTTTAAATTTTATATCTTCTTCTTGGTCAGCAGTCCAAGTTGATCCGTTTTGTGATTTAAATAATACACCAGCATAAGGGTTTTCAGATATGGTTCTATTTGACCCTATTTGAGTATCACCTATTTTGGCCACCCAAGCATTGTAACTGTTACAATTACTTAATAAACAAAAACAGTATTCTGTTTTTCCTTGTAGATATACAGGTGAAGAAAAAGTAAATTTAGTTGCTACAGTTGAATCTGAACTTACATTTACGGCACTAGGATTTAATACAACCTCACCAAAAGGTACTATTGTACGTGAAGGATATCCATTTACAACTTCTCTTATTTGCATTGTTACTGGAATATTTGCATCTTTTGATTGAAAGTAACATTCAATAGACGTTATAAAAACTCCTTCAGTATCATCAATTAAAAATGTTTGTGCAATAGGATCAATCCAAGCTATAACTTCAGTTGTTGTTCTTGTAGATGTTCTTGTAATATTTCTTGTATCATTTACAGTTTGTCTAACTAATTGTGGTTCTCTTGTAGATACAATAGTATTTTGTACTGTTTCTAAAGAACCTTTTGCTATGTAATCAGCTTCAGCAGAAGTTTCAATGTCTGTTTGTGAATTTGTTACCGAACTTGTAAGTCTAAATATTCTTTGACCTGTTCTCCATCTAGGATTATTGTTGTTTGTTGGGTCAGGAATAGCAAAAGTACCTGATACAGCACCGTTTGTATCTGTAATTAAATTACCACCCAATGAACCATTTGTTGGTGTTACATAAGAACCTATGGCTATATTATCAAAATAAGCATAAACTCTTGTATTTGGTTTCAGCCTAGTAGCAGTAAAATTAATTGTTCTACTTCTAATAAAAGGCACGAATGCTATATTTAAAACTTTATCTCCTAATGATGTTCTTACAACCTGAGGAACTAATGACGACCTAATTCCTGTTCTTGTTTGAGAAACAACCTGTTCAGTGTTACGAGTAATGTCGCCAAAATCTACCGTAAATCCGTTTTGATTTCCTCTTCTAACATTTGATACATTGGTTGATTCTACTGGTGTACCTTGCCAAAAATCTTGCCATTCATTCCATATTGTATCTATTTCAATACTTTCTAAATTAGGATTACCTAAATTACTTGCCATAGTATCAAAAGCACCTTGTTCATTAATTAATAAATCTGGAACTCTATTTGTTTCTTTCCATTCATCACCTGGTGGATCAAGTGTAACTGAACCTGCCCATGTGAATATATTAAAAGGGTTTACATTTATGTATTTACTAGCGTATGGCTGATTAATTATAGTTGTTTCTTCGTAAGGAAGAGTTATTAGATCTCCAGTTTTTTGATAATTTGCATCTGTTCTATCTGCTTGTATTATAGTTGTTCCATCATCATCTGTTTCAATTAATTGAACAGATTCAGAATTGAATAACGGTCTAACAAAACCTCCAGCCATATCAATAGAAACTTTATAATCCAAATTTCCTACATCTCCTATACCGTGGCCAGTAAAATTATCTACAATAAATCCATTTTTAAATCTATCAAAACCTTCAGCATCTTGTATTTGTAAAGACTGTGTTTGTGTTTCTAATAAAGATAATTGTGTGTAATATTCTACATTTTCAATTCTTTTTTCTAAACGACCAATATCTCTCATTGTGTATCGTTTATTATCTATTTTTATAATTTTTAAATCTGTTGTGTGTAAAGTATAAGCATTTAAAACCACAGTATATAAATGCATAGCATTTTCAAGGCCTTTTGGAACTTGAGGACTTAAAGAACTAGCACCTTTTACTACTTTAAAATTACCGTCTTTATCTAAAAATATTTTATCAATTCTAGGTAAATAAAATTCTAAATCAGTTGTTACATCTGAATTAAATTTAACTACATCTATAGTGGAAGCTCCTGAACCACTATATTGTCTGTCTTGTGTAGCACTTGTAATTGTAGAAGCGTCATCAACACGTGGTCTAAAATCCAAACAATCTCTTAAATCAAATTTTACACCTGTTGTATCCGATTTATATGACGGTATATTTTCATAATCTACAACACCTGAATATGAGTCAACATCAAAATAATCTCCTGAACCATGAGAAAAATAATCAAAGTTAATTAATAATCTTCCTGTAGGTATAATAGCACCTGTTTTTAATTTAATTCTACCAATATCGTAAAAATTATCTCTTTGACCTGTATCTAAAGTAAATCTTGTAGTTATATTTGTATCACTTGTTGTTGCAGCAGTAGAAAAATCTGCTGACATATAAACAGCATTAATTCTAAAAACATCAGCTTTTGCTAAACCAATTGTTCCTGATTCTATTGTTGACTGACTTGATATTGCAATTGTTGAACCAGAATTTAATGTTTTTGTTTTTGAACCTGCAACTGCACGAGATACCGTTGCTAAAATTTTTACTTTATGTCCTTGGTAATTAGCACCAAAATCTAATGTTAAAGTTTTTCCGGTAGGTGAACCACCTCTTGTAAATATAGAAGTTCCTTCGTGATTATTTCCTGTTAAACTTAAAACATCACCTACAGCGCCTGTTATACCAGCACCTAGTGTCATTATAGAAACCGAATAATCTTTTTCATCTAAAGATGGAAATGTTTCATTTGTTCCTGCTGTAATTGTTACATCACCGTTTGAAGATAATGTACCTGTAAAGTGTCGTCTTACACTAAAGTTTGTATCTGTAACACCACCATTAGCTGTTGTTTTTAAAGTTTTAATTCTCGTATTTGGCAATTGAAATATTGCAATATTTCTATTTGAACCTTGTAATTTGCCACGATTTCTAAATGCAACTGTTTTAGTAGATACATCAGAAGATCCAACTGCCGTTAACAATTGTAAACTTGTATTTGATGAAATAGATTCTACTATTCTTGTAACTGAAGAACCAGCATCAGTAGTAAATGTAATTGAATCACCAATTTTTAATTCTGTATTAAATAAAGTACCGAATCCTGTAACTGTTGTTCCATTATTTGCAACTGAAATAGAACCAAACACAGGATATCTTTCACCAAAAGTTGAATCTGTTGCAACATCAGCTGTGTATGTTGGCGAACCAGCCATACCAATTTGTTTTACTTGTGTAAAGTCAAAAGATTGCACACCATTAAATCCAAATCGGTCTGATTGAATAACTGCCGTAGCTGATGAAGTTGCACCTGTAATTGTTTCGCCTGATACAAAAACACCCGTTACATTATTTAAAACTGTAACTCCGTGTGTAACTGTAGGCGCTGAAGAATAAGAAGTTACATTGATAGCAGTATCTCCAGCAGTATTAAACAATTCAAAAGTGTTTGTTGTAGGATTTTTAACAGTATAAACTGCAGCTCCTGAAGCAGAAGCAGAATTAATCTGCCAAGTACCACCTGTTAAAGTGATTTGCATTCCTTCTTTAAATCCATGAGAGTTTAATGTTACAACTCCTGGACTTGCAACCGAAATACTTGTAACTGCCGTGTTTCTTGTTGTTGAAATTGATTGAACAAATCCTATAGCCCCTGAAGTACCACCTGTTACTTTCTCTCCATTCGTAAATACTGGTGCTGTTTGTACATTTAAATGTGTAAACATTTCTATGTCTAATAAAAAATGTTTATAAACTGCACTTGTTAATGATGAACTTGAAAATACGTTTGCACTGGCCGTTCCATTGTTTATTTCAAATCCTCTTGACTTAGCACGACCAATTTGTGGAACTGTAACACCAACTGTTGATACTTGTGTACCTCTTGATGTTGTTGATGTATCAAATAAATTTACATTTTTAAATGCTTCAACATCACCTGGTACAAAAGTAATATCAGGAGAACCAAAAACATTTGTAACGTTTACAAAATTTTCTATATCAAATCTTGTGTTAAAATTATTTTCAGTTTCAAAATCTCTCGCTTTATCTATGTCAACATATGTGGTGCCTAATGTTTCAATTTCGTAACCTTTAACATATGCTTTGCCTACACCTAAACCTGCAGCTAATTTTGTAGCAAGACCACCATTACCTGATGTGTAAATACCTCTATTATTACCTGAAATTAAATGTTCTCTAATATCTAAATCAAAATCTTTTACCGTATAATCACCTGATTCATCATATGTTCTTCTTGCTAATGTATCTTCTAATATAGCATATTCAGTTGAACGAACTTGATTTTGTCTAACACCGTTAGATAATCTTAATAATTCTACAAAATTTGCATCATCAGTTGATGATAAAGTTTTCTTTGATAATGTTAAATCTATTTTAAATCTATGAGCACCTGGTGCATTTAGATTTGAAGAACCTTGAGCATTATCTACTAATGATGTGTCATCATTTGAAGTAACAAAAGATTCTGTAATTGTTAAACCTACTCTATAACTAGGTGTATTTGTATATTTGTCTAATATTAATGTTTGTCCCGTAACTGATACGTGAAATCCATTTATATAATAAACACCGGCTGCAATATTCGCTGATGAACCTGTTGCTGTTGAATTTACAACGGCCGTTGCAAGAACTGTGGCACTACCAATTGTTCTAGCCTGTATTGTTTCACCATTTGTAAAAGCTAAAGTTGTATTGTTTGTTCCTGTTTTATTATACTTAACATATAAAGTATCTGGATCTGTTCCGTCTGTTGCAACAGCATTCACACAAATACCTACAACACCTGAAGTTACGCCTGTAATTTGTTTACCTACATATTCTGATATAGAAGCGTAAGTTTTAGATGTCAATTTAACAGCATAATAATTTAAATCAAAAGCAATTTCTCCTGGAATAACCATAGCACCTTTTTCAAAGATGTGATCTGATAATCTTTCAATTTGATTTTGAAGAATTGTTTGTGATTGTGTTAATTCTCTAGCTTGTACGGAAAAAGCTGGTCTAAAAAGAACTCTATGAAACTTTTTCGACTCAGCGTAGTCATCAAAGTAAGGTGAGAGGTTAAAGTCTGTTGGACTTGGCATAAATCTCCCTAAAACTCAATTATTAATTTAATATTTTCGGTTTGGTCCGCCGCTCTTGTTATCGGTGCTCGATTTTCAATGTATAAAACATCGCCTTTATGTCTATCTAGTTCCGAATCTTTATAACCATTTGTAAATGTAATTTGGTCAGCAGTTTCACTTGCAACAGAACTTGGTGTGCCTGTAGCACCTGAAGTTTGACCTGTAATTACGTTTGCACCACTAAATGCTGTACGATTACCATTACTATCAACACCCTCATCATTAAATCTTGTTTGTATGTAGTGTAATATTCTGTTTGTAGAGTCCCATTCAACTACCTTACCAACAGCTCCAGTTGAGGTTTGATTAATTTCTTCATCAATTTGAAAAGAACCTGGTGTAGGTGATGCATCTAAACGCACGGCCTTTGTTGCTCTTAATGTTGTAGTAGTAGCAGCAACACCACTTGAAAACGGATTTCTTATTAACACAATTCTTCTAAAATCATTTTCTGCTGTAAAGTCGCCTGTACTTGAAGCTTCAGTTCCTTCTAAACTTACATTTAACATTACAAAAAAACCACCTAATTCCGATACTGCATTAAATCCATGACCACCTTTAGGTGAAATAATAGCGTCTATTTCGCAACCAGTTAATCCTGTTGATCCAGCAGTTACTATGTCCGCATTTCTTATATAAGCAATTGTGTAACCTGTTCCAGCATTTGTAACCACTGCTGATACTACAATACCTCCTGATACGGTTACTGAAATTGTACCACCTGTGCCATCTCCTCTAATTGGTATACTTGTAAATGTTCCATTAGAACCACCTGAACCTCCAGATTTTATTTTTACAATATTAATTGTGCCGTCAATAGCAGCAGATGAAACTGTTGAATCTGTAACAACGGCCATAAAATCTGTTGATAAAAAATTAGCTTGTTGTGAAGCTGTTAAAGTGTACATATATTTCCACTTATATCCGTCAGCAGTTGTTAAAACTGATGTTGATGTGCCTGTTGGTTCTACAGTTGAAGCAGCATTACCATTGTTATCTAAACATTTGTAAACGTTTCTTGCTGTTGTTAATACATAAAACGTAGCATCAAATAAAGTTGTTGCACCACTATTTGACGTTTGAATTGATGTTGTGCCTGTAATACGATTACCATAATCGTGTCTGTAATAATCATAAACAGTTGAAGTTGTCCAGTTTCTTCTTGGTATAACAAAAGAAGTATCTGATGATGTAATTTTTTTAACTGCCAGTAAATCATCAAAAACATTAAATTCTTCTATCACACTGTCTGCCGGTGTAATTGCAGCCGAGTCAGTACCTTGATTATCTGATCTTAAATCGCCTCTTATTTGTGTTGCAAAAGCCTGTGGTCGGCCTATACCTAAGTAATAAGCTTCTGGTGAAGCTTCTGTGAAAGATTCAAAAAACTGTTCACTATTGTTTAGTCTGAATTTATTTGTTATAATTGCTGGCATATTTGTTATTCTTTCTTACTATTTATACGAGTTTTCATAATCTTATCCTAAGTATCTCACCATAATAACAGCTAGATTTGCTGGTGCTATTGAAAAGGTCAATGTAGTACTTGAAACTGTATAGTCGTCAGTTGGCACTAGACAAAGTCCATTAACAAAAACTAAAATATTATTTACATTATATAAGTTATTAATAGTAAAACTTATTGTTGAACCATCTCCTGTGTGTTTAGTTATAGCTCCTATAGTAGCAGGAACAAATCTACCCGTTGATTGAACCCAACTTAAAGTTTGTTTTCCTATTGGAGGAGATGTAACTAAATCAACGTCTGTAAATAAATTAATACTAGAGTTTTCCGAAGCAATCTCATTCCATCCTCCACTGTCAGCAAAGTAAGCTTTTGCCGTGCCTGTTGTTGTTGCAAACATTCCAGCATATGTTGTGCTGTTTGGTAGTGAAATAAAGTTTGCAAAATTAAATTTCGCTTTACTTCCAGAACCTGTTAAATCTATTGTACCTGTTCCAGATAATGAAGAGGTGCCTGTTAAATTTAAATTTGCAATTGAAGTTGTAGCAGCCGCACCTAATGTAATAGTGTTTGAACCGATTGAAACGGTTGAATTAGATAAAGAAGCATTTGGTATAGAGCTTGTAGAAATTCTTACAGTGTTTCCCACCACAACTGTGTCAATACCACTACCTGTTAAAAATTCTAATCTATCTCCTAAATTAACGGTGCCAACTGTTGAAGTTTCGTCTGAAATTGTTATAAAAGAATTTGCTATATTTGCATTTGTAATGCCTGCTGAACCACTTAAATTTGTATTTGTAAGGCCTGTAATTGTATTATTTGAAGCTGCAATAGTTTTATTTGTTAATACATCAGTTGAAGTTTCAGTTAAAACATTACTGTCTAAACTAATGGTAACTGTATCACCTTGACTTACTGTTGTTGTAATACCATCATTACTTTTTAATTTTAAAGTACCACCTAATGAAATTGAAATAGCAGAAGAAGAATCATCTCTTATACTAAAACTAGAATTTGTTAAAGAAGAATTACCAATGTTTGAAAGAGTATTACTTGAGCCACTAATAGTTTTATTTGTAAAGTTATCTGAACTGCTTAAAGTTACAAGAGCAGTTTGTCCTGACAATAAATTTAATTCTGTAGGTGTGGCCGTTAAAGTAATTGTACCTGCACTACCTAATGCGTTATATAATTCTGTAAAGTTATCATTAATAATTGTACCGCCAGAACGTAGATTTGTACCTGTTCCGTCGTTTGCTGATGAACCTATATTAAGTACTTGTTTAGCCATTGATTAATCTTTTGTTATATTTATAATCATTTTAAGGTGTTGTATCATCAAAAGTTATAGGGTTACCATCAGTATCTAAAGTTTGGTCAAATCTCACTACAGTGTTATCAAATTGGTTAAATGGAGCTATTATGGATACCTCTGCTGGTATGCTTAATTTTGTTTTTATTTTTCTTCCCGTTTCTGTAGAACAAAATAATAATGTATTATCATTACCATCAAAAATTGTTTTTGTTCCAAATGTTAAATTATTTCCCAATTCAGCAATAGAATAATTTGTGTCTATACTTCTAATAAAAGCGCCTAAAACCTGTTTGTTAATTGTTTCGTAACGAGGTCCTGCATATGCAAATCCTTGTACAACTCTTGTGTTGTTAAAAGTACCTCTAACTCTTGAAGCAAAAGATAAATTAACAGGAGATCTTCTTAAAGTTATATCTCTAGTAGTTGTTGAAAAAGGAGAACCGTCAGTTGTGTTTATATCTGAAGTAATACCTAAATTTGCATTAACTCTTAAAGTTGTACCGTCATCTACTGTACCTAATCTTCTACCAAATATTGTGGAAAATAAAGTGCTAAGAATGCTAAATAAAGGTCCTTCACTAAATCCTGAAATTTGTCCAACAACAGGAAATTTAATTTTTGCATTTATATTTGATTCTATATTAACTTGTCCTGAAAATAAAAACCCGGCCGTGTGCATTGTTTTTTTAAAATTATCTCTCCAATCATTAATTGACCTAGATATTTTTATAACATATGAAAAGTCTTGATAAAATAAACTATCTTGTATTTTCATGGTAGATTCGGAAATAAATCCATCTTCGTTTATGAAAACTCCTTCAGTATCACCTAAAGCTCCAATATCTACTGTGCATATAACATTATCTACTTTTTTAATTGTAGCTGTAGCTCCTGAATTTGTTCCTGTAACTAAAGTATCTATATTAATTGTTCCTGAATTATTTTTTAAAACTAATAAACCTGTGGATGAATTATAACTTACAACAATAGCAGTTACGCCGCCTGTAATTGTAACTACTTCTCCTTGAACGAATGTTTGCGAAACATTTAAAACTATACATGGCTTAAAAAAACTTAATGTAGGAGGCGTAGGAGATAAATCATATTTAATTCCTAATTCAACAGTATTTAATTCTAATATGCTTCCAATATTTGAACCAAACGATTTTAGAAAACAACCTGTTCCTCCAATGGTAGAAATTGAAATAGTAGGTAAAGATTTATATCCAGAACCTTGATTATATAAAAATATATCAGTTACATCTCTATTACCTGTACCTATTTCTTGTATTAATTTATTACCAGAATATGTATCAAATTGTGTTGTTGCATCCTCTAAAATAATATGTTCTTCTGTTGTACTAATACTATCTTCAGGAGTAAATCCTCCATTAACTACAGAAATAAATCCTGCGGCTCCACTTCCGTTAGTATTAGTATTATTAAAAACTAAATTGTCTCCAATATCATAACCTGAACCAGCTACTTCAATTAAAATTTCAGTAACACCTCCTGAAGAAATATTTTTAGTTTGAATAACAGCTGATTCACCACCACCAATAATATTGACAGTTTCAAATGTAGAATGTAAAAATCCTCCGTTTGAAATTACTTTTGAAATAGGTATACCTGTAATGTTAGCTTTAATTAAAATGTCATCTTCATCACTTACTGTGCCACGTATTTCTTCACCTACAATAAAGGTCCCATTGATACTATCTGAATTTAAAACAAACTCAGATACATTATTTTCTGCAATTAAAAAATTTGTAACATCTTCAACTATAGCAGTTGCGTTTGATAGTTGACCGGTAATTTTTCTACCTATTAAATTAGAAACATTTCCTATTGCATTTATAGTTCTTAAAACTTTTTTAGAGGTAAATTTACCATCAGATATTTTTAATAATTGTTCACGAGGGTAAAAAGTTTCAGAAGTTTCATTAAATAATAATCTAAAAAATACTTCATGCCCAATTTGTGTACCTTTTTTACTATATAAAGATTTTATGTTTTTAATTAAATTTCTTTTATTGACATTTGAATTTAAATTTTCAGGTAATGTAGTTAAAAATTCATTTCTAAATTGTGATAAAAAATTTGATATTACTTTATCTGGATCTCTAAAGTTTAATAACTCTTGTATATTGTTTACAGGATTAGGTTTATAATTATTAATTACAGCACTTGCGTTAGATGATAAACCTAAAATAGTTTCACCAATTATAAATTTATCTTGAGCTACAATAAATAATCTATTATTATCTAAATCTTCAGATAATATTGTTGAAGTGGCTTTTGAAATTTGTCCTTTTATAATTTCTCCTCTTGTAAATTTACCAAAAGAAGAACTTTCTAAAAGTATTTTATCTCCTTCATCTAAAGGAGTAATATCTGAATCTATACGAGAACCGTCTAATAATAAATTATTTAAATTTTGTGTTTCGGTTTCTAATTGTACACCATCTGTTGTTTGAACAGAAGTAACCGATAATTCGGCAGCTTCCATAAATGTATAATATGTTTTTAAAAATTGTAAAAACTTAGGATGATCGTCAAGTACAAAATCAGGTACTTGTGAACCTATAAGACTTGAAAGTTTGTCTTTAAATGTAGCCATATTAATTAATAGCTAGTTGCTGTTGAATAACCTATGCCTGCGTCTGCTGAACCTCCTAAAAAAGTGTCTGGTTCAACTGTAATTAAAGAATTTGCCACATCAATTTCTATTACTTGATCTCTTACAGGAATTATATCATTTGAATTTGGTTTAACAACTAATTCAATCACTGTAGAAACTTCACCTCTAATATTTTCAATAGTTGTAATATTTAATGAATTTAAAGTAATTTGTCCTGTTAAATAATTTATGGTACCTTGTGTATTATTAATATACGTTCTAACACCACCAGATACTCTATATCTTCTTACATTACCTATGCCGTCATCATCTAAAAAAAATGTATTTGTAGTATCACCACTTACTTTAAAACCTGAAGATTCTAAAATTCCACCTTGTGAAGAATTGTATCCTGATACTGGATTATATAAAGAATTTCTAAAGTATAAATCGTATTTTGTAGATACATTTAATATAGGCGTAAATGTTTTTCTTATTTTAATTGTTGTTATATTTGAAACAATACTTGTATCGGCATTATCTATTAAACCTATAACTTTAGAATATCTAAAAATACTATCAAATTTTTGTAAAGTATTTGTATTATAATCAGTAAGTGTTGTTAATATATTTGATTTTAAAGTGTCAGCAGATTTAGTTGTTAATCTTGAGTCATATTTAACTGTGCTTGTTAATAATATTGAAGTTGTTTCAGGATCTACAATTACTGGCCTTACTGAAGCAACGTTATAAGGCTTTAAAGCTGTAATTATATTTTGTTTAGTAGAATTTGTAAGTGTTGAACCACTGGCCGCTTTGATTGCAATTTTAACCGTACCATAAACAGGTGTTTCATCATCTTCGCCGCCCCAAGCACTGATTGATAGAGCATTAGGATAAATTGATCTTACAATTGTTTCATAGTCTGAAGTTGTAACAGCACGATTTTGAGCTGAATAACTTAAAGGTGCATTGAAACGAATTGATTCTTTTGATTCAGCAGCAGAACCACCTTGTGATACAGATTTTGTAGTAATTGTTACATCTGAAAATCCACCTATTGTTGTATTCAAAGTAAAAGTAGAAGCTCCATTTGATTCATCTCTATTTGTAACAATATATTCTAAAATAACAATATTGCCGTCTTGTAAAGCTGCACCTAAAACACCATCGCCAAAATAAACTTCAAATCTGCCTTCATCTGTTTCTTGTAAAAAATAAACTTTAGAAGTATCTGTTACATTATTATAACCTCCTGCTAAAGAGTAAATATTTGTTGTTGTATCGTTAGAACTATTTTGAATTGAAACTTTTAACGTTCTTGTGTCTGCATTTTCACTTTGTATTATGAATTTTTGGTCTGTATCGTTTATATCAACAGTATATCTATAAGTTACAAGTGTGCCTTCATAAACTTCTACATTTGAAAAAAGAAATATTCCATTTGTTGGTGTAATTGTGTAATCTTCATTTGTTACGTATTGATACGACACGCCATTTACACTTGTTGTGAAAACTGTACCTTTATTTAATGTTAAAGTCGAACCTGTAGCATCATTGACTTCAATATCTAAACTAGCTTCTGGTGATCTTACAGAAGATGGTGTATAATTTAACATCTTAGCAATTGACACAATATTTTTTCTTATGTCAGCGCTGTCTAAGTACATTTCATTTGCTAACATATTAGCATTGAAACCTAGATAGTGAGTGTTGTAAGCGAGTATATCTAAAAGTATGGCAAAACCTGAACCTTCAAAATTATAATCTTGAAATTCTGTTTGGCTTTGTAAAAATGTTTTTAAATTTGCTTTGACAACGTCAAAATCAAAATCTGCTACTTCTAATTTGTTACTTGCCATATTATCTTAATCTTTCTAAAAATGATTGCACTTCTATTAACTCGTTTGAACCTACAACATAAAAATAAATTCTTAAATCATAAGCATTACTATCAATATTTGGATTAGCTACGATTTGTACTAATCTAATACGAGGTTCAAAATTTACCAAAACTTCCTGCACTCGTCTTTGTAACATTAATGCAGTCATTGGTGTAATTGGTTCAAATAACATCGCTCTAATACTAGAACCTATTTCAGGATGAAAAGGTCTTTCAAAGTGTGATGTATTAATTAAATTTCTTACACTTCTTTTAACGGCTTCAATGTCTGTTAATTTATTTACATCATTAGTTACCGAATTACGACCAAAATCTAAGTCTAAATCTCTATATTGTTGTGTAGCTCTTTTACTTCTGTTTAAAGAACCGGCATCGTAATTTGGCATATTACTATATTTATATTAATTTGCAGAAACATTTGAAGAACCTGTAATAATATCACCGCAAGAAGCAGCATCGCCTGCCCTACAAACGCCAATACCGTTTACAAATACATTTTCTGATCCTTCAGACATAACTGGTGATGCATGAGGAGGTAATCCGTGTCCTTGTATATCATCACCTATTCTTACTACACCAAACCCATTTACAAAAACATTTTCACTGCCTTCTATTGCAAGTCCATCAGCCGAATCTTCATCTTTTCTTGCAATACCTGGCATTTTTTATCTACCTTGCCCTCTATATGCTTTAAAACTTCGTCTTTTGTGTTTATTCATCATAGATTTACTATGAAATCCACGACCTATACTAGTTTTTTTTGGTTTACTTGCTTTTTTTAAAGCGTTTGCGCTGTTTGATACTTTTCTTGCCATATTTTTTTATTTTTCTAAGTTTTTTTGAATCAATATCATCAATCATAAATGATAAATCATCAATTTTGTTAAAATCAATCATATATTTACTATTTAGTGTGATTCTTTTTGAAAAATATTGATTTTTTTTGTAAAAAACACAAGAACAAACATAGTACAACAAAAAATAATGAATAAGTCATTGATTTTATTGACAAATATCTTTAAAAATGTGTAACTTTTCGCTTGTTTTGTTGATTTTCGTATGTTATATTATATGTATATGAAAATAAAACAACTAATAAAAATGATAAAAGCTGATGCTAAGAAGTTTTTGAAGTCAAAAGATGGAAAAAACTATGTTAAACTTATGAAAAAAGGAGTTAATTAAATGTTGACAAAAGATGATATAAAAAGTCTATTGATAGCAGCTGCTGTCGTAGCATTTGGTTATGTATTAATGTACGGATTTTATTACTTCGCTGATTACATAGGAATATATGAGAGCCTTAGATACTAAATTAAAGTGGTTTGCAACGGCCGTTCTGATTGTTGCAACTGCATTGACTTCATTAAACATTTATCCTTTGGGACCATTATTATATTTAATTGGTGGTTTACTTTGGTTAATTGTAAGTGTTATGTGGAAAGAGCCTGCATTAATTGTAACCAATCTTACTTTGGCGTCTGTTAATGCTATTGGATTAATTTATAATCTAATGATAAAATAATGGAAAAACCAGAAATCAAAGACATCAATTATACAGGCCATTGGGGTAAATGTTACCTTGTGAAGTATAAAGGATTTTCAAACGTAATGTTAAAAGAAGAAATTGACGATTGGTGTAAAGAAGTCGACCAATTAAAAGAAGAACTAAAGTCTACCGAATCTTAATACTTTATTTAAATCTAAGTTTCTTAAAAACACCCACACACTCATTGTAGGTTCCCAACCTAGTTTTCTCAATTCACTGTTATCGCTGGCATTACTTTCAGCCTCACAATCTTCACCTTTTTTCAAAGGCACTTTAAATCCTGCTTCTTCAATTACTTCTTTTACACTATACAAATGTCCTGAACTGACTTCATAGGTTTTGTTTTTATTTTTCAATCCTAATTTTACAAATAACAATATAGCATTCACTACATCATCTATGTAAATAAAATCTCTTTTATGATTTGTTTTATATTTTACAGTACCATTTACAATATAATCAAATAACATACCTTTACGTGGTTTCTCTCCGTATGTAGTGGCAAATCTTAAACCTACCTGACCATCTCTTGCAGCTTCTTCCATTTTCTTTTTACTCTCGCCGTATGGAGATAATGTCCAGTTATGTACACTGGAACTTGAAGCATATAAACAAGGTATTTTTTTCTCATAACATAGATCAAATATTTTTTTACTATATTCTACGTTATTTAAAAAATATGGTTCTGGATTTTTTACACTATCTCTTACGTTGGCCTTTGCAGCTAAATGTATTACAAAATTCTCATCGCCGTTTAGTGTAAAATCTTTGATGTCTTTGTTAAGAAGTAAATCATAACAAATTAATTGATGGCCTTTTTTAAGTAGTTTTTTCTTTAGATGACTACCTATAAAACCTTCACTGCCTGTTAGTACTATTTTCATATTGTATCCAAGGATAGGTAAAGGCCGTTACTAAATGAATACAATTGTATCCTATATTCCAAGCACATTCCATCCATTCACATTCATAATTATATTCCTGAAAATTACCTGCATTATATTGAGGTTCATTAATTCTGTCTGTGTACATATATCTATTTATCTAACAAATTTTTTACTTCTTCGTACCAATATGCACCATTGTTTCTTAATCTATCATTAGAATCTCTTAATTTTTCCATACGTCTTTTAAAATAGGCCAGTTGAGTACGATTTAATAAATCTTTATCTTCCACGTAACTAATAATATGGTCTATATCAGGACAAGTAAAGTCTGGTATTTTAGGTGCTTTTCTTTTTAATGTAGAAAGTTTTGGTTTACGAGCCACGATTTCTCTTTCTATTTCTTATTCTAAATTTAAGAAGTTGTATTTTTTTATACTTCTTAATTTTTTTAGTATAAGCTTTAGTATTAAAGTAAATAGAAAGATAGATGTAAATAAGGCCACCAATGATGAATATTAATAAACCTAATGCTGGATAAATTCCCATTTAAATCTCCGTTGATTCAATGGGTGCCGAATTGCTCCGGCACCTGAAATATAGATTGTTATTCTTCGTCCGTTTCGTCTATATCTTCGTCCTCATCTTCAACGCTGGATATATCGGAAACCTTATCTTCTAGGTCGTAAATTAAATCGTCAATTTCAGATTGTTTTTCTCTTATAGCTTCAATTATATCTTCAGGAGTCTTTAACTTCTTCTTAGCCATTGATTCTCCTTTGTTAATTGGCAATAGTATTTATAAAAACTTTATTCAAAATACTTGACAAAAAACTAATATAAGTATATAATATATTATGGCTGTACTATACAATTCACACTCGTTGTGTCATATTTGTTTTAAACATATACCATCACAAATAACAGTGGAAAACAATATACGATATATAAACAAAATCTGTCCTCAACACGGAGAGTTCAAAATCGTACAAGATCCTGATGCTGAATTTTGTGAAAAACTAAGGCAGAAAACGAATAAGATTTATCAAAACATTTTAATGTTAGAAACCACTGACAAATGTAATTTAAACTGTCCACATTGTTATCATATTCCAAAAAATGATGTAACAGATTTATCAATACTTAAAGTTTATGATGAAATTAAAAATGCACCAAAAGAATTAAATAAAATAATATTAGCAGGAGCCGAACCTACAGTAAGAAAAGAAATATTTGACCTTATAGATTATTGTAATCAAAACGGCAGAAAACCGTCTATACTTACAAATGGTGTTAAATTGAGTGAAAGAAAATTTGTTGAAAATTTAATAATGCACAAAACTGAAGCCGTATTAATAGGACTAAACCATTGGTCTTATCAAGGTAAAAAAATACATCAAAAACAATTAAAAGGTATTAAAAATTGTATAGATTTAAATTTATTTTTTTATTATATAGGTTACACTGTTGAAAGTTATGAACACTTAAAAGATGTATTAGAAGAAATACAAAACTTTCCTTATTATAACAAAGGTAAAAAATATCAATTTAGAATTAGATTAGGTAGTAACATAGGTAGAGTTCCAAACGAACCTACAGCTTACATAAGTAAAAATTATAAAGAGATAGAAAAAATTGCCAAGTCTTTAGGACAAGAATTAATTAGCGGACACGAAGAAGGTGATGACAATATGTATCATATGTTTGGTTATATAAACGGCCATAAGATAAGAATTATACAATGGCCTGATGCAACAAATATAGATTTGAGTCAGTTAAAACATTCTCCTTGGGCAAAATTTAATAGACAAAATTATATTACAAATTTTATACATCAAGTTATAACAAGAGATGCTTATGTAAACAAAAAAATACCTGTATTAGATAGTGTTCCTGATGAATACAAATATAGTATAGAAAATGATGGCGATATAAAATGAAAATAGTTATTATAGGTGGTGGTACGGCCGGATGGATGACAGCGGCCTACTTGGCAAAATATAGAGGTGGTAAAAACATTACTGTTATTGAATCTGATAAAATACCAATCATAGGCGTAGGTGAAAGTGTTACTCCACATCTTGCACATTTCTTTAATGAAATAGGTATTAAAGAACACGATTGGATGTTAAAAACGGCCGCCGTGTACAAATATGCTAATAGGTTTTTAAATTGGAAAGATAACAAAGGTGAATATGAATATTTTAGTTTTAATTATACTGTACCTGAAAACAATTTTTTAAAAGATATAACTGTTAATCGTTCACATTTAGATTTTTCAGATAAAGTTAATGAAAATAGAAGTATAGATTATTTGGCATATCATTGTACAAATGGTAGTTTTAAAAGATTTGACCAATATTTTAATCCACAATTTCATTATATGGAAAAAAATGTTGCACCTTTTCATAACAACGAACATTTATTAAATCAACCATTTAGTCATAGTCAACATATCAATGCTGAATTAGCTGCAAAATATATTAAAGAACAAATAGCATTACCATCAGGCGTTACTCATATTGTAGATAAAGTTGTAGATGTTAAGTCTAAAGGAGATGTAGTATCTGAAATTAAATTAGAAAGTGGTAAGATTATAACTGGAGATTTATTTGTAGATTGTTCAGGTTTTCATAAAGCTTTAATTTCTAAATTAGGTTGGAAAGATATACCTTATCATAATCACGTTATTGATAGTGCTTTTGTTTGTCAAACTGATTACGTTAATCCAAAAGAAGAAATGGTAAATTATTCACAGACAATAGCCGAACCTTATGGTTGGAGATTTAAATTAGGATTATATCATAGAATGGGTAATGGTTACGTTTATAGTTCTAAACACGTATCAGATTACATTATAGAAGATTATTTAAAAAAATTATTAAACAAAGATAAAGTTAAACAAATAAAATGGAAACCATCTAAACTAGAAAAATTTGGTAGTGGTAATGTTGCAGCTGTTGGATTGAGTTGTGGGTTTATCGAACCATTAGAAGCAAATGCTTTATATGAAGTCGTTACAAGTATTAAAAGATTAAACAAAGTATTAGATAAACCAATACTAGATTTTTCTACGTACAACAAAAAAATGAATTATACTATTGATGATATAGCGGACTTTATATTAGTTCATTATACTATGAGTAATAGACAAGATACTTTTTTTTGGAAAGATATGAAAGAATTAGGTGTTAAATTAAAACATAAAGACTTAATTATAGAAAAAATAAATCATATTAACAATTCTATGAAATCATCTGTTGTAGGTTATACGACTTATCCTGATTATATGTGGATGCAACTGGCCGTATCTTGGGGATTAGATATACCTAAAAGAAATCTAAATAAAGATATAATACAATTATCTAAATTACATTTTGAATATTTTGAAAATAAACATAATATGATTTCTAATTTAGTTGAAAATAATTATGAGTGGCACAAAAAAAATATATTCAAAATGGAACCTGGTGAATGGAAAAAACAATATGTGGATAGATTATAAAAATTACAAACACTTTGATTTATTAGAACAATTAAGAGATATAGCTTTATTTGAATATGATAATAAATTAAATCCTCATTTGGTAGCAGAGTCAATAAAAGAAAGATATAATCAATTACCTTGGCCACCTAAAGTAGATTGGCATTTACATCCATTAATAATGAATAAGGAAATCAATAGAGATTATAGTACATATTGGCCTGCAAGTACAGAATTTGCTTCTAAAATACCAGGTTTAAGAAGCCTAAATGTAAATTATGTTTCACCTAAAACAATAATACCAGACCATAAAGATGATATTTTAGA